AAGATGAGGGGAGAGTGGGATGTTTTTCTGCTGCCTCTTGTGGAAAGTGCTGCGCAAAACAGGGTGATGATTGACAAGATACACGAGGAGCTGACGTCTGACGATGCTACGCTGACATGGATGGAGGCGGGGTCGATGGCGCAGAATAAGACGGTGGTGAATCCGCTGTTGGCTCAGTATGACAAGTGTCAGAAGACACAAATATTATTTTACAAAGCGATGGGGTTGAGTTATGATGCGACCCCGAGCAAGATTGCGGGTAACAGGGGTGGCCGTGATGAGACAGATCCGATGTCGGAGTATTTCTCTGCGATGCAGGAATCGGGCAAAAATATATAGGGCTTCGGCCTTGGCGGTGCGTCTGCACTGGATAGTCATTTGTGCCGCCTTTTTTTAGAAAACATTAAAGTTTAACAAATAAAAACAATAAGAAAAATGATTAAAAAAGGAGAAGCATTTGTATGTATTAATACAGTTATAATGGATGAAAACCCTAATGATATTGCATACGATAAGGGTCGTATATATTACAGCGAGGAAGACGGGTGTATTACGGATAACAATCATATAGTCGAACATGAGTGGGGTGAAGATTTTTGTGCGAATTTTGTAAAATTGGAAGACGGAGAAATTGTACATAATGAAAGAGTTGAGCACCCCTCGCATTATACGTGGTTGAGGGACTTGTGTGGCATAGAGGTAATTGACATTACCCGCCATCTTAATTTTAATTTGGGCAATGTGATAAAATATGTTTTGCGGTCAGGCCGCAAAGAGGAGCAAGGTATCAGCGTAGACGATAAGGCTGTTGAGGACTTGAAGAAAGCAAGGTTTTATCTAGGTGATGAAATAAAAAGATTAGAACAATGAAATTCCTCGAATTGCCTCTAAAAAAAGAATGGTATAATATGATTGAGAGTGGCATCAAGACCGAAGAATATCGTATTGATAAGCCATATTGGAGAAAGAGACTGATGCGATGCTTTAAGAGTTCTGATTGGTGCGAGGATGGAGTCTCATGCCATAATTGCTCAGTATTTCGCAGAAAGTTATTCCGTAACTATACGCATATCCGTTTCAGATACGGATATACCTCTCGATGTATGATGTTCGAGCTAAAAGAAATAACCATTGGTAGAGGTAATTCTGAATGGGGTGCGCCGAAAGATAAAGAGGTGTTCATTCTAAAGCTCGGAAAGAAATGCGATAGTAGTTTGTTTTTTGATAAAAAATATCTCAGTAAAGATGATGAAGAAAAAGATTGACTTAGATAGAGCGATCAAGGCTTTCAGGTGGGCGTGCCCTAATAACTCTATTCTGAAAAAACTTGATGGCACGAAAGAAGTATATGAGTGCTTCGCCGGGGACTGCAAGAAACGACATTATCGCTGCAAAGGGAATATCTGCCCTCGTCTCAGAAAATTCATAAACATTCTAAAAGAACCCGAACAATGAAACTCTACATCGCAACACCAATCAACGCACTATGACAGAACAAAAAATAAAAAAGTAAACACTGAAGAATGAACTTGAAGAACTATGACAGTAGAACACCGAGAATGGATAGACGTCAAGGACGCACTGCCACCAATGGGAGAAGAAGTAATTGTGCTTACTAATCAGTATAAAGTTGGATACGCTCATATATGTTTTGGGCATATCGTAGACAAACGCTTTGCAATAGATTATAACGGTTGGAATATACCAGATGTGACGCACTGGATGTATTGCCCGACAATACCTGAAATGTACTTAGACACAGACTTAACGCAAGAATAAAACTATGATAAAAAACTTATGGAAGAAACAGACTGAAACAATGAGCAATATTGAAAAAGATAACCCTTGCAATCATTGCCTATACGCAACCGACTACTATGGTCACTGTTTACAATGTAAATTTAACAAATAATGAAACACTTTAGATTTATCTTAATTGTACTTGGTACGCTTGGATTTAGCATCTCGGTCTACATGAAAGACGGACTGCCCGACTTTATCGGTGCGCTTGGAGTCATGGCAATTATATGTTCAACTGTCGCATACTTTTTTTATGACTAATGACAGAAGAAGAAATGAAACAGCTTCGTGAGAATATTCCTGAATTTGCAAAGGAATGGGCAGAGAAATGTATTAAGCAACTTAATATAAAAAAGTTTTAAACTAATGAGAAAAATAATTATGAGTATCAAAAGATTTATTTGGAGTCT